ATTGAATATGCGCTGTATAACGATGGCAAAACTGGATTGATTAACAAGGTTGAAGAACTACTTGAGAACCAACAGGCAATCAAGATTGATGTAGAAGTAATGAAAGCAAAGGCTGAATTACAATGACAATAACTATCCGTCTTATCAACGATGCTTCAATAGCCCCAAAAGATTTTGACACTATTACACAGGTGGTACAACATTTCGTACCATTGGTAACAACTGCTTGGAACATTCCAGATGTAGTAGTTGTCAATGGTGGTACCCCTGTTGCTGGTGACTGGTTAGTTTATGCAACAGAAAAGAACCGCCGCGTAGGTGCTGGTGGATACCATGAAACTAAGGCTGGAGTACCAGTTGCCTATTGCTCACCAAGGGCATCGGGTAGATTGTTTGGCGCTTACATTAAGGCATTAGTTATTAAAGGCAAGCAAATACATGGTGCTATTTATACACCAGGCTTGGTAACAGTCTTGTGTCACGAGATAGCAGAGATGCTGTGCGACCCACAGATAGCAACCATTTCATCTGTAGATAGCAAGGGACGCAACTGGCTAGTAGAAGTGTGCGACCACTGCTTTGGCTCATACAGCACCATTGTCATCAATGGAATCAACTGCATCCTTCCAGATGTAACAACCCCATCTTTCTACAACACTGCTGGTACAGCCCCATACAGCATTCTAGGAGCCTGTCCTGCGCCATTTACAATGACGCCTAAGGGATACGCTTACTACAAAGATGAGAAGGGAATGCTCATAAAGATATGAGCCAAGCAACAGATTTTGTAGCAATTGCACGAGCAGAAATTGGCACCATTGAGGTGCCCAATAACAAGACTAAGTATGGCGCATTTACCAAGCACGATGGACAACCATGGTGCGGAAGTTTTGTCATGTGGTGTTCATCACAACTTAAGCCACCAGTAAAGATGCCCAACTGTGTCTATACACCAGCAGGAGTATCAGGATTTCAAGGCATAGGCACATGGTCTAACCATGAGACAGCCAAGCCCAAGCCAGGCGATATAGTCTTCTTCTCTTTTGACGGCAAGGGTACTGAGCATGTGGGTATCGTAGTTAAAGACAACGGAGATGGCACGGTAGTAACTGTAGAAGGCAACACCAGCCCAGATACCAAGCCTACTGGCAGTCAAGCAAATGGCGGAGAAGTTTGCATGAAGACACGTGCCTATCAATCCTCAAACAAACGTCATTTGCCAGTATTTGTTGTAGGCTTTGGTAGTCCAAAATGGACATCCTAAGGAGATAAGCAATGGCTCAAAATAAATATCTACTCAACGTACCACCAAAAGTATGGACAGTACTTGCGGCATGGTTTCACGTACTCATTGGCGGTATTCTTACTGAATACATCGTCCACCACACAACATCACTTAAAGCACTTCTTGGTGCTGGAGTTGCTGCTGTAGTTCCACTCATTTATCGCTATGTAAATCCAAGCGATACTTTCCCAGCGCCTAATAAAGCGTTGGTTGCTGCAGATGCTGCAGTACAAGCATAACTAAAACTTAATAGCAAGACAAAGCCCCTTCGGATAAAACCGAGGGGGCTTTTTTTGTTTTTGTTTTTCTCTTAAGGCGCTATCCAAAGCGCCGCGCCTTTCCCATTAGAGTGCGGAGCACTCCCCAATTGCATTCGCTTCGCTCATATTATAGTCCCACCCATTAGCGTATTGTCAAATCCTCAACCCAGTTGCTTCCTTCGGCGTGTCGCGCTGTGCTTACACGCCTTAACCATCTGCTAACATTAAGCCATGACAACAGAAACAACAATCGCGCATAGAAGTTTTTCATCGTTCTCTTCATGGATTCGCTGTGGTAAAGCATGGCAACTAGAGAGAGAATTACAAGCACCTTCAGAACCTGCATGGTGGTTCGTGGGAGGTTCTGCATTTCACTCAGCAGCAGAAAAATATCTACTGGCTGAATTCGCAAAGACTCAAAACAAAACAGCAATCTCTGATGTTCCATTCTAATGGCCGAAGAGATTGCTAACATTAAACCCACCAGCGGTCAAGAAGCAGACTATCGTAGCCTTGGTCCAATACGTATCTGTCCGTGTGGTAGTGACTTGTGGGACGTCAAGTGTAAGTTCGACGATGACGGGGAGTTGGGTATCTACTTCCTCGACATGCGATGTGCATTATGCAGTAGCATCGCCGTCGCTCCAATACCAAAGTTAGGAGATTAAATTATGGGACGCAAGCACGCAAAGATAGTTAGTCGTGATGCTTTTATGAAGTCATTTGTTGAAGCGGAAGTAGTAATGCGCCGTAACTTAGCGGCTAGTATTCAGGCTGAAGTTGACAAGACAACCGATGAAGGTGTAAAGTCGGGACTTCTAAAAGCGAAAGAGATAGTGTTTGGGAAAGTGGAAGAATAATGACATGGGATTTAATGTGGGATGAATCATTCCTAGAACAGATAGCAGAAGTCTCAGCCAAGAACAATACCAATCCAGTTGACTGGAGAGTTGGTGGACGTTCTACTAAAGCAAATCCAGATAAAGAAAACAAAGCGTGGTGGGATGAGAACGGCAAGCGCATGTTCTTTGATTTCATTAATGCTTGGCAAGAATCTGGTTTTGAAGTTTGGGTATCACCAGAAGGTGTACCTGGAATTGAAATAGGATTTAATAATAATTTTGGTGCAGTACCAGTCAAAGCATTTGCAGATGCAGTAGTGATGGCAGGTAATGAAGTTGCAGTTGTGGACTTTAAGACTGGCTCATACATTCCTGATTCATCTTTGCAACTGGGTGTCTACGCCTCATTGATGGAGATGCAGTTTGGTTTCCGTCCAACCAAGGGCTACTACTATGATGCACGTAAGGCACAGTTCATTGAGGCATCAGGGTTAGAGCGTTGGACTATTCCAGTATTGACAGAATTATTTACCAAGTTTGATATTGGTATCCGCAATGAAATCTTTTTACCTAACATCGGAATGTCTTGTTCCACTTGCGGGGTAAAGGAATACTGCTACGCAATAGGCGGACAACTAGCACAGATTTATGACCCACTAGCAAACATCAAAGAAAAGGAAAGCAAATGAGCGCATCACCTAGCACCAAACTACAGGTCAACTTTAAGTTGGCTGACGGTACTCTAATCAATATCTATGCAGATAACATTAAGGAACTTGAAACTTCTCTTATGGACGTCGGTATGGTTTCAACACTTATCAAAGCAACATCAAATGATTTAGGTGGCGGAGCGCCTGCACCAACTGCTGCTTCAATTGCAGCGCAGTTCAATGCACCAGCAGCACAATCATCTAGCGTTATTGAAGAAGGACATTGTAAGCATGGCAAACTGGTATACCGTGAGTCAAAGCCAGGTGCTCCTAAGTCTTGGAAAGGTTGGTTCTGCCCATCACCACAGGGCACACCAGACCAGTGCGCTCCTAAGTTCTTGCGATAGAACTTAGATGCTGTCACTCACCCAAGCGGCAGCGAAAAGCACTAATGAATTCCAGATATTGCCAGAACTATTTCCTCCGCTAACTGCGGAGGGAATTAAGTTTCGCAGAGGACAGATGACAATGATTGCAGGCCAGCCTAACGCTGGTAAATCATTGATTGCTCTTTGGATGGCGGTGAAAATGGAAGTGCCTACGCTCTACATATCCGCAGATACAGATGCATATACAACATCACTTCGTGCTGCGGCAATGATTACTGGACATCAAGTTTCATCGGTAGAAGAAGCCTTTACCACTGGCGAAGGTAAAGAATTTTACACAGAGGAACTGACAAGTATTAAACATTTACAGTTTGACTTTGCTCCTAGTCCAACCTTAGATGAAATTGATTTAGCAATCCGCGCATACGCTGAAGCCTATGGACAGTATCCTCACATGATTATTGTTGATAACGCTATGAACGTAGTGTCTATGCACAATGATGAATGGTCTGGCCTTCGTGAGATTGCCAAAGCCATGCACCACATAGCACGTGAGACAGATGCAGCAGTTATTCTTCTCCACCATACATCCGAGAATGAAGGTTCGGCAGATATGCCGCCTAGTCGCAAGGCTATTCAAGGAAAGATTTCCCAGTTACCTGAAATGATTCTAACCGTTGCACTTCTTCCTTACACTGGTGAGTTTAGAGTGGCAGCAGTCAAGAATCGTTTTGCAAAACACTCGGCTTCGGGTAGTCAATACGTAACTTTATGGTCTGACGCTAGTAGAATGTCTATCTATTCCAATAGAGCAATACTAGAGATGGAAAAGAAGTGGGGAAATCAGCAGTGAGTGCTAAAAATAAAGCCAAGGGTGCACTGTTTGAAACTGGCATACTGAAGTACCTACGTTCTCGTGGTGTATCAGCAGAAAGATTACGGTTGGCAGGCAAAGATGATGAGGGTGACATCGTTGCTATCGTTGCAGGCCAACCGTATGTTTTTGAGTTGAAGGCTACAATCAAAATGGACTTGCCACAGTTCTGGCGAGAGGCTTGCATTGAGGCTGAAAACTATGCAAAGGCTAGAGACTTAGAAGCAACACCACCTGCCTATGTCATAGTCAAACGTCGTATGGCAGGGTTAGAACAGTCATGGGTTATTCAAGATTTAGACCAATGGTTAAGAGTGCAAGGTGATATCTAAGCCAGACCTAGCGGCAGTGTTAGAACATTATGGAGTCAATGTTATAGACAGGCATGGTTGGACACCATGCAAGTGCATTATCCATGACGATGGACATGCAAGTGCAGCATACAACTTGGATAACCAAGCCTACAACTGCTTAGTATGTCAAGTACTTGGAGATGTATACACATTAGTGCAAGCAAAAGAAGGATTGGAATTCAAAGATGCTAAACGAAAAGCAGAGGCTATCGCTCACGGACGCAGCACAAAGATACTCCAGCAATCTAACACCACAGGCTCTCTCTTACCTAGCGGGACGAGGAATAACTCAGGAAGTCGCAAGTACATTCCTTCTTGGAAGCGTCGTTGACCCAATAGCAGGACATGAACTTGCAGGTGGGATGTTATCAATACCGTATCGCACACCAGCAGGAATTGTTGGTCTAAAGTTTAGGAGATTAGATGATGGTACACCTAAATACCTTTGGCCTACAGGTCAAAAGGTTGGGCTATTTAATGTTGTTGACCTGCACATTAATAGCGATACGATTGCCATTTGTGAAGGCGAGATTGACACAATTATATTATCGGGAATCGTTGGCATACCTGCAGTTGGAGTGGCGGGAGTTAGCCAATGGAAACCCTGGTTCCCAAAACTTTTCGAATCATACAATCGCATTCTCATCTTTGCAGACAATGACGTTAAAGAAGACGGACGCAATCCTGGCCAAGAGTTGGCTAAACGTATTAAAGAAGATTTAGATAAAGCAGAAGTTGTACATCTGGATGCAAATTTAGATGTCAACGACACGTTTCTACAGTACGGCGCTGAATGGTTTCATGGTAGACTAGCGGCATGACTACAGTTGCTGTGATACAAGGGCCTACTTGGGTTGTCATCGCCGCTGATTCGCAGTCCTCTGATGAGGATGGTTCATCAATAATGATTCCAGATGGTAAAGTATTTAAGAACGGCGGAGTAGTTTTTGCTGCTGCTGGTGCAGTGCGTGGTATCAATATCCTTCAGCATGACTTTACTGTTCCAGACCCATCAAAGATACGTGATACTGATAAGTATGTTACCC